ATATTGCACAGACCTATCCATATCATTAGTAAATTTAAACAAGTGAGCAAGAGTATAATTACTAGATGTTTGTATTCTACTGTCCTTTGTTTGAACGTATGCGGAAAAGTTAGTTTCTGTTGTTGCTTGTATCATATATTAATATAATAGAAAAGTGCCGTTTTTATTTGACTTATAAAAGAAAAGAGTGGTAAAAACCACTCTAATCAAGAATATATGAAAACTACTAAGAATATTAATCTATATCTACTGATACATTCGTGAAATCTCCATTATCAAATGGGTTTGTAGTGTATGGTGCTACCATTGGTGCAGGTTTAGTTTCCATTTCATCAAAGGTAAGACTATAACCGTTTTGGTCACCCCAAGCTGTTCCGCTAACTTCAGTTCCACTATTAAGATACATACCATTTGCAGCTCCTAAGCAAACTATTTGGTCTTTACCGCCAACTTGTTGCCATAATTGAGCAAAAACTACAACTTTAGTTTTAGCTAATTTTTCTAGTTCTGCCGCGTCTTCTTTAGTTAATTGATTAAATACTAAAGTTAATTGTGGGGCATACATTATAGTTCCGGTATCTCTAGTTCCCGTAATTGTTTCTGTAAGTGATGAAGTTCCAATTGGAGTAGCGTATCTTTTTAATCCCGTTCCTACCCCCATTTCTATATCAGTAACCTCTCCTGAAGATACTACGATACCCGTTCCGTAAATCTCACCCGTTGAAGCATTAGCATTGAAATCATCATAAACGCCAAAGTAAACATACTTAATACCCCCTTGTATTCTATCGCAGGTTAATCCCCTGCCGCGTGTAAGTGCTGTGCAACTCATTTTTTTTATTTTTTAAGGGTTAAAGTAGTGAGGGTTTTTACACCCCCACTTCTTATACTAAGTTTATTACGATTGTCTAACAATATCAGCTCCAACTCCTGATTGAACACCCGCTGAGTATCTAGCTACAAGTCTAATTACATCACTTCCTGAAACCGGATTCATATCTAGTAAAGATATACGAGTTTGGTCTGAAAGTAAATCTGTCCCAAAGAACATATTTGATTTTTGAGCAGCTACAACTTGATTGTCAGCCATACCCGGACAAACAGCAATTTTGTAACCTTCAAATACCGGCTCGTAGTCGCCATTCATATTGTAAGCATTTACATATCCTAAAGTAGATACTGCTGAAATGTAGTAAGCATAAGTTTTGTTATTCATATAAATATGCAAATCTTCTTTTCCTAAAATTGCAGGAACATTAGCCGCCATATCAGCAGTTAAAGTTTGTAAGTTTGCAATTATATTACTTGCATCATAAGCTGCTGACGCTGAAGATTGAATAACTGTTGCATCAACTCCCGGTAAAAGTAAACCCGTTGCAGCTCCTAAGAACCCATTAAATTTACCCGCTACTGCTGTTCCCGTCCAAATGCTTTCTTCTGTTGCTTGTGCAATAGTTGCTCCAATGTAAGAAATTACATAATCTTCAAAAGACGCTGGTGCTGTTGCATCAACTCCGGCTCTCATTTGTAAAGCTTCCCATGATGTTGTCAATTCTTCCTTACAAATGTCAAGGTTTATCATCAACCTTTTAGGAGTAAGAGTTTTCTCAGTTAAATCGAGGTCACCCGCTGAAACATAATTACACGCATTGTCTACTACAAGAGCTGAACCTTCCATACGTTGTACGTTAGTTTTATATTTTATATTTTCTATCATTGTTAAATAATCCAATGATTTTGCTTCTTTTAAAGCCGCTGAAATATAAAATCCCGCTGCTTTACCGTTGAAGTTCGGCTGTGTTACTGCAAATCCCGCCATTTTTTTTCTTTTTTTTGGTTATTACTTGTTTAAGTTATATATAAATCTTTCTTGTTTTGAAAGCTTACTATATTCTTTTTTACTTAGTATAGGTCTTTCAGAACTAAATTTATTTGTGTTAATCGGTTTATCAGCCGGACTAGCCGCTAATTCCGTTTTAAGCTTTTCGTTTTCAGCTTTTAATTTTTCTAATTCTTCTTCTGCTGAAAATTCTACTACTTCAGTAGTTTTAGTAGTTACTGTTTTTGGACTTTCTGATTTTTCATCTTCAATAGTATCAGTAGTTTCTTCTGACATTTCTACATCTTCAGAATCACCTTCACCCATTCTTGATTTTAGGTCTGCTACTGCGTCCATTAAATTATCTACTTTGTCTTTCATTTCTTCGTAAGACTTAGCCCAATCAGCTTTTTCTGCGTCTGATTCAGGAAACTTAAATTCTACTACTTCTGACATTTCTTCTTTTTCTTCATAATCAGCTTCAATTTCTTCTTCAGTTTCGCTTTCGATAACTTCGCCAACTACTCCTTCTTCTTCAACTCTAAAAGATACACCATCTTCAGTTTTGTAAGTTCCGATTGGCAAAGGTATTGTCGTGCCATCTTCTGTTAAAACAGAAATGTCTACACCTGATTCTAATTCTTCAGCAGTTGAAACATATATAGTCCCGTCCTCGCCTTTAGATTGCCAAGCTAATTTAATTTCTTCTTCGGCTTTGTTTAAGCCAAGTGCTACTAGTATTTGTTCTTTAATATCCATAGGTTCTTTTTTAATATAATAGAATAGTTATTTATTTATTTGATTTTCGCGTATTATCTCGTTTAGAGCTTTTAATATTTCTTCGTCTGTTGGTGCTTTTTGTGACATCTTTTCCATTTTATCAGTAAAGTAACCTTCTATGCTTAGACCTTTAAGATTACCATCTTTTATATCTTGCCATAATTTTAAATTGTCGATACGCATCTTGACAAACCAAGTGCCATTAGGCAAATCGTAGCCATATAATTTTGACTTATCCATATCACCTTCTTTTATCCAACTTTCAACTGTTAAAACTCCTGATACTCTTTCGTTGTGTTCTTGTGTAGCTTTATGATGATTGTTATGTTTTAAATAAAGTTCAGATGCTTTTCTAACTGTCGATTTTGAAAAGAAAACATAGTATTCCTTATCAGTATTTGGGTCATATCTAAATATTTGCTTATTAGGTATTAAGGCCGGGCTAACTAACATTCGTTTTTCTTCATCTACTTTAGCAAAAGTTAGATTATTCTTTTCTTTTCCAAAATAAACAAAGTCTTGTTCTATGGCCGGTGCTGATACCAAGCTAATAGCGTCAATAGCAAGTTCCTGACTATCATCATCAATAACTAATTCTACAATAGAAGTAGTTTTTTCGTAGTAGTCTTTATTTGCTTTTTCACATTCAGCAATAGAATCGTACTTACATTCTCCCGATTCCCCCCATTTTACTTTTCCGTCTTTACATTCTTTACAAGGCATATTTATATAATAGATTTAATTAGTATTTATTTGATTTTTAAATTGTAGCTCTACGTCTTATGTTGGCTAACTGTGCTTGTGATGAGGTCATCTCATCAGTAATTACAAATGCTTTTACGGGTTCAGGGGCAATACCGCCGCCTAATTCAAATTGCCCTGACATCATTTGAGGTGCGGGTGTTGCCGGAGTAGAAGCCGAAGCACCACCACTTACACCACCACCACCACCACCGCCCGTTCCGGCAATAGCTTTTACATTAGCAATACCTGAAGCAATAGCTGCACCCGCTGCGACAGCTCCTAAACCCGGGCCAATAACCGGAATACCCGACATAGCTTTATAAGCTGCGTTTGCTGAAGCATAGGTATCAATAGTGGCTTGAACTATTGCCATAGTTTTTCCCGCAGCAGTTTCTTTACCTAAAATTGTTGCCATTTCACCCGCTGTTTTAGACGCAATTCCTAACTGTTGTTTTTGTGTCATTTCTGAAAATTTTAATTGTTCTTCAGAATGTTTTTTCTGTATAGCGGCAATTTCAGAAGCTTGTGCTTTTTCTAGCTCAGTAACATCTTCTCCTAAAGCTTTTTTTCCTTCTATAATAGCAAAGTATTTATCATATACTGCATTTTCTTCCTTTTGCTGTGCAGTTAATTGGCTTTCATAATATTTATCTAGCAATGCGGCTGCGTCAACAGTTAGTTTGTTTACTCTTTCTTGTTCAACAGCCATTAATTCTTTAGTTTTAGCTATTTCATCATCTAGCTCTTTTTGTCTAGCGGCTGAAGCAGCTTTATTGTCAGCAGCTATTTCTCTTACGACAGCTTGTTCTTCTGACTTCATTCTTTTACGTTCACTAAAGTTACTTCTTTGTATTTGGTGAACTTGTGCTTCTAGTTGTGCTTCCGCGTCTAAATTTTCTTTTGTAGATTTGCTAAACGAGTTTTCAACTTGTTGAAATCTTAATTTTTCTTTTGCAACGTGCAAATCTTTTTGTAATTGTTCGTCTGCTAATTTGTTTGCTTCACGCATAAAACCAAGACGTTCTTCAGCACTAAATTTTTCAAAATCTCTTGCTTGTAACCTAAGCTTCATTATGTCTTTTTCAGTTTTGGCTTTTTCAACTAGAGCTTGACGTTCAAATTGTTGTAGTGCTAATCTATCTTTTTCTAATTGATTTGCTGCTTCCATTTCTTTTTTGGTTGTTGCTCCAAAATCTTTTACCCCCTGAGTTACGTCAGCTAAACCATCTTTAAATCCTTTAAAATCTCCCGTCATTAATTTGAAAAGAGATTTTCCTAAGTTAGATACAATGTCTGTAACATTACCCACTACTACTCCTAATTGTGAAGTTATTTGTTTAAATTTACTAGCCCCAACTTCACTATCTCTAAAATACTGAACAAGAGAACCAAAAGCAACCACTAAAGCACCAATACCCGTTGCAGCTATACCCGCTTTAATTGTGTTAAAAAGAACTTTCGCTCCAATTTTCATCTTACCACCAAACATTAGTTTAAAACTGTTTGCTACTAATAGTGTTCTTCTATATATG